CTTGTCGGTTGCGCGAGCCGGGACCGCTCCCGCTCTGGGTGCGATACAGGACGCGCCGCGAGTTGGACGTCATCGAGAGCGCGGAAGAACCGCCGCGCCCGGTAAGGCGCTCCATCCTGTTCGGGCTGTTCTGCGGGGTGGAGTGATGGCGATAAAGGACCACAAGGACGAAATTATCCGAATGCGTCTGTCGGGCATGAGCACGGTTGAAATAGGCAAATGCTTCGGCGTCTGCAACAGCCTTATTTCTAGGTACTTGATCGACTGGGGATACCGCACACGCAAACGGGACAAAACCGACTGGGCGAAAGCGACAATCAGAAGGCCGGTCAATCCGAAGGCGGTCAAACGGTTCGAGCCGGGCAAGCAGTACGGCGACTACACGTTTTTGGAGACTATTCACGGCGCCACGACGCTACACCAGTTCCGCCACAAGTGCGGATGGGTGGAGACGTTCACGGAATTTCAATGGAGGGAGAGGACGACGGCATGAACATGAGCATAAGTTTCAAATCTGACAAGCGCACGCTCGACCGCGACATTATGAACATGTGCAGACTTCGATACACGTTCATTCTTGAGCTGATGCGGGTGGAAATTGAATCTTTGAAAGAGAGGGTAAGCAGAATATGAAACTGTCCCCCGAAGTCGAAGGAATCGACAAAGCGCGGATGCTGCTGAAAAACCTCGCGGCGAATCCTCCGGAGACCGGTGTGAGCCTCGGACTGCCTATGCGCATCTGCCGCGATCTGTACGCGGAGATTAGAGAGGCGAAGGCGCGGGGGCATACCTGGCCGGCGATCCGCGAGGCGATATTCAAGGGAACCGGCGTGAAGATGGCGGTCAGCACGCTGAATCGAAATTTTTACATCATCGACGAGAAATGGGCGAAGGAAACCGGCGTTCCGATGCTGCCGAAGACCGGGAATAATCCGTGGGGCGGCAAGGGCAAGAAAAAGAAGGAGGCGGCATGATGTTCGCGCTTGGGTTCTTTACATGTCTGGCGCTCGTTCTGGCGTGGGGTGTGGTCAAATGAAGACGATCTACGTTTCTCATCCTCTCAGAGGCGACGTGCAGCGCAATTTCAACGCGGTCAGCGACATCTGCGCGAATCTCAAGGCAATATACCCGGACTATTTGATACTCTCGCCAATACACGCTTTCAGCTTTGAATCCGCCGAAGGGCCGCAGGACTGGGTGCTCGGGCAATGCCTGCGGCTCATTGAAAAGGCCGATGAACTCTGGCTATTCGGTGACTGGCGAAATTCTTCAGGCTGCGTCTTGGAATCCGTCTATGCCCGGCGGATCGGCAAGAAGGTTATTGACATGACGGACGGCGAAGAGGCGGAAGCGAACGAGGCTATTTTGAGGAGGCTGGCGTGATGAAAACGGTGACGATAGACCAGGTAATGAGGTGGCGGCCGTGCTCAGACTATCCGCAAAAGCGGATAAATAGTCTGTTCGCCGGTCGAGAGTCTTTGTCGCTGGAAGACATCGTAGCCCTCGACATCTCCACGGAAGATAAACTTTGGGCGTTGTTGCGAGAGGATTTCATCCCTGCGAGGGAGCTGCATTTACTGGCGTGCGACTTCGCAGAAAAAGTCTTGCACTTGACGGACGATCCTCGCTGCGCAGAGGCTATCCGAGTGAAACGGCTCTGGGTGGATGGGAAAGCAACATACGAAGAATTGGCTGCCGCTCGGGATGCCGCTCTGGATGCCGCTCGGGATGCCGCTCGGGATGCCGCTCTGGATGCCGCTCTGGATGCCGCTCGGGATGCCGCTCGGGCTGCCGCTCTGGATGCCGCTCTGGCTGCCGCTCGGGATGCCGCTCGGGCTGCCGCTCGGGATGCCGCTCGGGATGCCGCTCGGGATGCCGCTTGGGCTGCCGCTCGGGCTGCCGCTTGGGATGCCGCTCGGGCTGCCCAACTGGCAATGACGGTGGAAGTTTTAAGGAGGTTGGCGTGATGGAAGACTTGAAGGATTTTTTGGACAGCGTGCTGCCGGGAGACGAGGACGAATAGAAAAAGCCCGGCGGCAACCGGGCTTCCAGAGGAGGAGAGGCAAGGAGATTTTTTCCTTGCCTCTGATTATACCACGAGGAGGGAATTACGTTGGACCTTGAGACAAATATCCTGCAATGCGTGGACGAGCAAATAGGGCACTGGTGTACGAATTGCCCGGACGCGGATCACTTCCCGGCGGACATCACCGGGCCGGAGGAGTGGGTATGCTCCAAGTGGATTTATCCCGGATCGGACGGGTGCCTCCGTCGGGACAGGTACGAGGACATTCAAGCCCTCGCACGGTAGATAGTAGATATGGTGGAGCATGGGGAGGCAATCGCATGGCAATCAATCTGAAACGAACAAGCACCATCGCTGCTGACGGGGTGAAAATCCTCGTCTACGGACAGGCTGGAGCGGGAAAAACCTTCCTGATTAAGACGCTGCCGAATCCGGTGATTCTCTCGGCGGAGGGCGGGCTTCTAAGTATTGCAGGTACAGATATCCCGTACATCGAGATCACGAATATCAAGGAACTGCACGAGGCCTACCAGTGGCTGACCGGTTCCGACGAGGCGAAGGGCTTTCAGAGCGTGGCGCTCGACTCCATCTCAGAGATTGCGGAGGTGGTGCTGAACGCGGAAAAGAAGATAGCAAAAGACCCTCGGCAGGCCTACGGTTCCATGCAGGAGCAGATGACCGACCTTATCCGCGCCTTCCGCGATCTTCCAGGCAAGCATGTATATTTCTCGGCCAAGCTCGAAAAGACACAGGACGAGATGGGCAGGCTTCTTTATTACCCCTCCATGCCCGGAAACAAGACCGGGCAGCAGCTTCCGTACTTCTTCGACGAGGTACTTGCTCTTCGCGTCGAACGCGACACGGACGGAGTGGTGCAGCGGGCGTTGATGTGCGAGGGAGATTCAAGCTGGCTGGCGAAGGACCGCAGCGGAAAGCTCGGTCAGTGGCAGGAGCCCGATTTGGGCGCGGTTATCAAGACGATAGGAGGAGTTGCAAATGCAGGTTAGAGGTTCGACGGAGGTTCAGAGCCTCCACGTGAAGACCCGCGAGGAAGCCCTCGCGCTCTGGGTGCGGTACAAGGCGGAAGAGGAACAGGCGGTTACGCGACGCAGGGAGATCGAAGCGATGCTGGCGGCTGACATCCCGGAGCAGTGGGAAGGGTCGAAGACGACTACGGAAGGGCGCTTCAAGGTGAACGTGATGCGCCGCTTCAATCGCAAGGTGGACGGCGATCTGTTGCAGGACATCGCACGCGAGAAAGGGCTGATGGATCATCTGTCCACGCTCTTCCGGTGGAAACCGGAAATCGACGCGAAGGCGTGGAAGCTGGCGGACGAGACGGTGACAAGGGAGCTTGCCAGGGCGATCGTGACGACGCCGGGCAAGCCTACATTCAAAATCGAGGAGGTTGCTTAAGATGGCGCTTTTGGGGAAAGAATTTGTGGCAAGCGATTTTAATGAATCTACTTTCGACCCTATCCCCGCCGGGTGGTACACGGCGCGGATCACGGACACGAAGCTGAAAACAACCAAGGCGGGGAACGGCGAATACCTTGAAGTGAAATTCGACATCACCGGGCCTTCTTACGAGGGGCGCTGTGTTTGGGGGCGCTTCAATCTTAAGAATCCTAACCCGCAGGCGGAACAGATCGGACAGCAGCAGTTCAAAGATTGTTTCAGCGCCATTGGACTTGAGAGGGTATCGGATTCCGACGAACTGCTTGGTGGAGCACTTCAAATCAAGGTGGTCGTCAAGCCCGCCGACGGGCAGTATGACGAGAGCAACGACGTGAAGGGCTTCAAGCCGCTCGAAGGCGGCGCAACGATGCTCAAGCAGGAGCCTAAAGCCGCTTTCGCCGCGCCCGCAGCAGCGGCTCCTGTTGCCAAGGGCGGAAGCGCCCCATGGCTCAAGAAATAATGGCCGCGATTCCACAACCTCTTCATTCTATCGCCGCTCTCATAGACTCCACCATAACCAAAACTCAAGAGGGACCGCGCCCGCACCTGGGCGCGTCCCTTTTGGGGCATCCGTGCGACCGATGGTTGTGGTTGTCCTTCCGGTGGGCTGTGATAGAGAAGTTTGACGGGCGGATACTCCGTCTCTTCCGGCGCGGGCAGGAAGAGGAGGAGAAGATCGTCTCTTGGCTGACACAGATCGGCTGCGAGATCCACAGCACAGGAGGCAAGCAGGCGCGGGTGGACTTCGGAGCGCATGTCTCCGGGAGCATCGACGGCATCATCGAGAAGGGCGTTCCCGAGGCTCCGACGAAGCGCCATATCCTCGAATGCAAGACGCACTCATTGAAGTCATTCAAAGACCTTTGCGACAATGGAGTACAGGAAAGCAAGTCGCAGCACTGGTGTCAGATGCAGGTTTACATGCACGGTACCGGCATCGACCGCGCTCTGTATTTCGCCGTCTGCAAGGACGACGATAACATTTACACGGAGCGCGTGCGGTACGACGAGGAGGCGGCGAAGGCGCTTGTGGATCGGGGCCGAAGGCTGACACTTTGCGAGCGGATGCCGGAGCCGCTTTCAACGGATTCGACATGGTATCAATGTCGCTTCTGCGCAGCGCACGATTTTTGTCATTCCTCGAAATTAACGCGGGAAGTTAACTGCCGCACGTGCGCACTTTCTACGCCAACGGAAGATAGTAAATGGCTCTGCGCCCGGTACGGCAACGAGGAGATTCCGGTATCCGCGCAACGCGAGGGCTGCGACGGGCACGTGCTCCACCCCGATCTGGTCCCGTGGAAGTGGCTCCCGTCGGACGATGCTTTTTCAGCTGTCTACGAGATCGACGGAGAGCAAATCAGGAACGGCGTCGAGGACGACAACACGCATTCGTCGAAGGAGCTTGTGAGTTTGGAGGCTTGGAAAGATGGTGACTCTACGGGACTACCAACAGCGGGCGATTGACGACCTGTATCGATGGTTCCAAAAAGGCAACGAAGGCAATCCTTGCTTGGTGCTGCCTACCGGCAGCGGGAAGTCGCACATCATAGCCGAGCTTTGCCGTGATGTTATTCAATCGTGGCCGGACCAAAAAATACTGATATTAACTCACGTAAAGGAACTTATCGAACAAGACGTTGAGAAAATCCTGATGGCGTGGCCAACTGCCCCTATTGGTATTTTCTCTGCGTCCATCGGGAAAAAACAGCTCGGTGAGCCTATTACTGTGGCGGGTATTCAGTCCATCAGAAAACACGCCGACAAGGTGGGACACGTTGACCTCGTGATAGTTGACGAGGCTCATTTGATCAGTCACAAGAACGAGGGCGGATACCGGACGTTCATTGACGCGCTGAAGGTGTTCAACCCTAACCTTCGTGTCATAGGACTAACCGCCACGCCGTACCGCCTGGGACACGGGATGATTACGGAGGGTGAGGCGCTTTTCGATGATCTCATAGACCCGACGTCAATTGAGGAGTTGATAGCAAAGGGATATCTTGCCCCACTTCGCTCCAAGGTGACGGACCTGCGACTTTCGACGGAAGGCGTACACAAGCGCGGCGGTGAATTCATTGAAAGCGAACTGCAAGCTGCCGTCAACACCCGCAGTCAGAACGAGAGGATTGTCCGCGAGGTGATAGCACGCGGCGCGGACCGGAAGTCATGGCTTTTCTTTTGCACCGGAGTTGACCACGCTCTGACTATGCGAATGGTGCTTGAGGAGCACGGCATCAAAGCGGCGTGCGTGCTCGGAGAGACGCC